AGGTATTTGTCCCTGCCTTCGCCGCGTGGCCGGCTGCGCTACGCCAACCGGCTCCGCCGGCCACGCTAGCGCAACGGCCAGCCTTAAACTAACATTCCACCTGGACCACTCAGTGGGGGCCAATCACCGCCTCGATTGAGATGCCAAGCCGTTCCAGCGTGCGCACGATGAAGGCGCGGCATGCAAGCTCGTCCTTGACGGCGGGATGCGTGCGCGGAACGCCGGTGCGGGAATAGATCACATCGCCGTCGCGGGTGATCGCTGCGGCAAGGTTCTCGGCGCGATCCTCGGCGCTGCATGCCTGCACGAGTAACTCGACGCCGCCGCAGTCCGTGATCCGGTACTCGCCCTGCACGCGATCCCATAGCTGCCGACCATGGGCGCCGAGCGGGCGGGGCGGATCGGGAAGCTCAACCGGGAGGGCGGTAACCAAGGAAAACGGGGGTTTTTCGGGGGTTTTTGCCATGGGAACCTCGAAAAAGGCCCGAAAACAGGGCATTTCCCTAATGTTTTACACCCAAATGTTTTGCCAGCCCAATGTTGGATTAGTTCCGGCGGGAAAAAATCGCCGCCGCGCCCGCCAGCGGGCCGAAAGAAAATTTCAAAACCATCCCCCCCCGGGTCGGAGAATTCACGCGTCCCTCCATAAGTTTGAAGGCCAAGATCAGAGCGGACCGTATGCGAGGCCGATGATCGTGACCAAAAGAGCCGCGACTGCGAGCGCGGCAGCAACCGAATAGCGCGCGATCTTGGCCAGCGCGCTCGGCTTCGGCTCAAATTGCTCCAAGATATCGTCAATGCGACGGCCTTGGCTTATCGAGAGCATGCGCAGGAAGTTTCGGTATTCAACAACTGCATCCATCATTTGGCCTCCGGCCATCCTTTGATTGCGAGCAACCATTGTCCTTGCGCTGGCGTCGGCGCCTGTGCCTTCGCCGGTTTGTGCAGCGCCATAAAGACGATGAAGACGATGACGCAGATCAAGGTCATCAGGATTAGATTGCCGAAGGATTTCATGCCACTTGCTCAGTCGCTCAGATCGAACATTCGGTCGGATTTGGCGCCGACCAATCGGGGCCACATCTCGGCGAAAAGTGCTTGCGGGAACTGGCCGCCGTTAAGGAAGGATGCGTAGCGGGCAGCCTTCCATTCGGCGTCGAAGTCGGCGATTGCATGCCATTCGTTCGGCAGACAAAACCCGACCGTCCACAGCACTTCGTCGTCATGTTCTGTTTTCCTGTACGTGTGCATTTGCCTTTTCTTTCAAGGCGTTCGTCAGCATCTTGGTGATCAGCGCGTCAATGCTCTGGTCGGTGAAAAACGCTTCCAGGGCGAGTTCGCCAAGCAAGCTTTGCGGCAGTTGAAGATTGAGTACGCGACCGCGATGTTGCACTGCGAGCGCGATGCCTAGGTTTGCGCCGTTTTGATGTTGGCGCGGAGCGCTCGGCGCACGCAGAGGCGTGCGGCTAGTATCCGGCAGCCGCGGGCGCCGCAGGCTGATGCCCATCCTGGAGCACGTGACTTGCAGCGAGCCGAGCGTGACGCCGATGGTCTCGGCGATCTCTTCGCGGCTCATTCCGCGCTCGACCAGATTCTTGATTTGCTCCATCCGCTCTGGCGTGAACTTTATCGGGCGACCGCCTTGAAGCGCCGTGAGCGGCGTCGCGTCAGTGATGGGAATGACTGTTCCGTTGCTTTCCTCTGTCATGGCTGACTCCTCTGGGGTTTTTTTTCGACGTTCCTCCGAAGAGTGCCGACACTATTCTTGGCATTTTCCGAGTACGTTCGCTGTGACAATTATCATCTGCCCTTGAAATTAAATGCGCCGTCGAAGGACGTGGGCGGCATGGTCGTGACCGAGCTAGTATCGCTATGCACTCCCCCTATCCGGCCTTTTCGGAGGCTGTCCTCGGGGTTCTTCCGCGTCCAGGAAGGCTCAAACTGACTTTAGTTTTTAATTAATTGCACAGCACCAACTTGCGCAGGATCATCCAAAGACAGGCTTTCGAGGAGGACATGCCGGTAGAAAACATGCGCAAAGTAACAAGTCCCCGGACGGTAACCTGGGATAAAAATCACTCGTGCGTCTCAAAAGCCAACAGAGCCGCTATCAAGGCTCGTTTTATTCGGCAAGGAACGTCGACTCATCCACTCACAGGAGGGTCGAAATGACCGAGTTGCTATCTCGCGGCGATCAGCGCGGGCTCTTTCTCGGGCTACGACGGACATTTCTCCGGTAGCTCGATCACGCGCGGAAACAAAACCGATTTTTTTGACGCGCGCGGTCGCTGCCAAGGCACGACCACACGCCAAGGCACGCCCAGCAATCCGCTCGGCAAGTCGATGGCAGCAATCCATTCGGGCGACGACGATGACCAAAGACAAACGAATGACCTCACATCAACGCCGTCTCAAATGGGAAACCATCTTCCTTTTGGACTACTTCGAAAAGCAACGCCGTTTATCCCCGCAGGACGCGCGCATCGTATGCTGTCTTGCGGTTCATGCGCTGATCGAGGGCGAACAGGAGTGGGATTTGGGAGCAAGCATGACAATGAACCGTCAATGCTTTGAGCAATCCATTCGGGAGGCAACGATAAAGACGGTAACGCGCGCGACCGAATAACTGCACGCCAAAAACAGAGGTGAACTGAAAATGCGTAAATTAGCTTTGGCATTGGTACTTCTGGCGTCAACGTCTGCGTTGGCGGTAGGACAACAAGCTTCGACGGACGAGGAAGCGGCAGCCGGGGTGAAGAAAGAGGAAATGGTCCGGTATGCGTTTGCTGGAACCAGAATGGATTTGGTCTTTCTGTACGTGATGGAACAAGATTGCTCCGTCGTCGATGGTTGGGCCTTTGAGATCATCAAGCAACCGGAGCACGGGACCGCGGAATTTAAGCCCCACACCGGATTCCCAACTTGGCCGAAAGGCAATCCGCGCTACAAGTGCAACGAGCAAAAGGTCGAAGGCCAACTGCTCACGTACAAAGCGAGGGCCGGATACAAAGGCCCGGATAGCTTCACTTATGTGATGATCAGTCCAGGAGGACTCGCTTGGGAGAGAACCTACCACTTTAATGTAAGGCCGATCCCTGCGAGCACGATAGGCCCCAAGAAGCGAGATGCATAAGTCGTGATTGCAGTGCATGCCGCGCAGGATGGGGCGCGATGTGCACGGCAACCATCGAGACTAGAGATGAAAAAGCTATTCCTAACCGGTGTCGCCGCGCTTGCGATTGCAAGCTCCACGGCAAATGCTCAGTTGGCTTATGATCCACCTGCGCGAGCTACCCCCTTCCTAGTAACAAACGGAGCACCGCCTCCCCCGCCTCCCATTGGTTGGGTCTACGGCCCATACACTCAGTGCGGTGACCCACCGCGTTGTTCCATGGGGGTTGTCAACGTGCAAGCCGATGGACTCAACGTTCGCATTGCGCCTGATGGAGCTAGTCCGGCGGTGATGGCGCTGGTTAACGGCGTGCCTCTTATCCCCATGGATAAACGGGGAGATTGGTTGCTCGTGGCTGCTGGCTGTGACCTGACGCCAACGTGGGCATGGTCATGGACAGCGAGCGTCCCGCTCAACCGCTGCTGGGTGTATTTCTGATGAGACAGCAACTATCAATCGCAGTGCTCGCCGCGCTCGTGCTGCCGGTGATGCCGTGCACGGCGCAGGTCGCAAGCGTACTCTCTTCCATTCAGAATGACCCACCACATGCGGCGCTTTATGACGTGGTGAACAGCGAGCGACAATCCATGATTGTCGACGCGGCAGCGGTGACCTTGCTGAACGTGCACGGCATCAAAGACCTGCCTCTCCCGCCGAAACAATATCGCGCCTATCGAGGGCCAATCGAGATAATCGAGGTGACGGATGAGGAGCTACAGCAGGCCCTGATCGATGAAAGCCTAGCGGCCTTCACGAAGCCGCCGGAGACAGCAGGAGAGACTTGCACGGTCTACACGTGGCCGGTCGGACACGCTTTCTTCTGGGCCGATGAAGTGCTCTACATCGATCAGGTTACTCGCGAGAACATCATGGCCCATGAGGTCGGCCATTGCTTCAATCTTCGCCACCCAGGCAACGATCCGAGCGTGTGGATCGCCGCCGCAGCGCCCGCGCGCAACGCGGAGACGGCGACCGGGACGCCTCCGTCCAGGCCGCGGCGCGATGTCGCCCCGAACAGTGCGCGCAGCTTCAGCGGAGACGGCTATTGAGGGACGCCGGCCGCATGACCTACAGGCCCACACAATCTCGCAGGCGAGCGGGCGAACAATTGTGGGTGTGGCCGGCCCGGCAAAGAATGGCCCGAGCGCGCACAAGGCAACAGCCGGCCCGCAAATTTTCCACCTGCACGCGATTTTTGGACGGGCTCATAAAACTTGAACGCGGGCGTGGGCGGGGCTGACTTTCCCTGAGTTGCTCTTGCCCCGCGATGCTATCTATGAGCGTGAGGCTGAAGCCTTTGCGGCGTGCCCCTTCCCCTCCCCTTGAAACGAAATGCATTGCCAGCCGCCCGCGCCACGTGCCAAGCCGGGCGCCAGGCTGAATATCGATCGCGCCCCCGCTGCTGGACGCCAGTGAATATCGATCGCGCCCCCGCCGCCACGCGCCAAGCGAGGTATCGGTCCGGACATCAATCTGGATATCGAGCACGCCCGCCCCACACACCGGCAGGGCCGCGTAGCGAGGGCGCCCGCGAGGCAATCGGAGGCGCGAGGCAACCGGAGGCGCGGGCGCTCCCCAAACGCACCAGCGCCCTCCGCTAGGGCAGCACCGACGCTATCTATTGTGGGTCCTCGGCGCAGCATCCCTATAGGCAGACTACCCACAAGGTATGCGACAGACGCAGAGCAAGCGCCCCTCGCGAGTAGTTACGCTCGGTAACCATCCCCAGGCCTACCACACGCCACTGCGGGACAAGTTGTGGGCGCGAGGACGAAAGTGCCGAATTCGATTGCCCGCTCAATGCCTCGACGCGGAGCCTCCCTCCGCGCAAGGCTGCCGCAAGCTATGCGTCTGCAACCAGGTATCGATCAGCGCACGGTCGGCCGGCGCCAATTCCCGCACCCAGCCAAACGAGCCGGCCGGGCGCCGCCGCACGACCGGAGCAGGCAGCCGTCCTAACCGCCGCCGCCGCACCGCACGTGCAACCCACTGCCTGCGAAGCTCCCGCCAGCCCTTCAATGCACCACCACCCGGTCCAGCACCTCAATCACGAGCGAGCCGCAGACGGCGCGGATTCGAACCACGCCAAGCGCCTGTGCCTCAGCCAACCAGCGCAACGCGAGATCAACCGTTTCCTCAAGCTCCGCACGAACCGCGGGCGAGATGAGCGCCGCGTCTACGAGCCACGGCGCAAGATCCTCGAGGTCGAGATCCTCGCGGTCGAGATCCTCGAAGTCAGAAGCATCGAGTAGCATGAGCCCACCATTATGCTCAGGTTGAGTATAATTCCAGACCGGGAAAGGAGGGGGATGGAAACAGGTCCGCCTGGCCAGCATTGGATGAGCCGCTCTCCGCAACCACTCGCTATCGATACCGGGGTCTTTCGCTGGTTCCGCAGCGCCGGCGGTATGCTGCAACAAGGACTATCGAGCGGGGTGGCACGCGGGTGTCACCGCTCGCAACCGCCGCTTGCGACCCGGGTTCGACGGCGCCCGCCGCAGCGGCGCGGCACTTCGTCGGCTAGAAGTGCCGGCCGCCATCCATTCCCGTAGCGCGGCATCTTCGCGCTGGATCGCTCGCAAGGAGGTCAGGACTTCGCCCGACCGACCGACCCTGGGGGGCAGTTTGGCAGTTCGAACGCCAAATCCAACTCCATTCCTAATATCCGCCCCTACGCGCGGGAATGTTTTTAGATTTAGAGAAGAAGAAGTGCCCCCCTGCCCCCCTTTTGCTCGACAAGCCCCTGGGTCGAAAGGACAAAATCGGGGGGCACTTTGCATTTTCGAAGTGCCCCCTAAGTGCCCCCTCGGGCTCGAAGTGCCCCCTCGAAGTGCCCCCTCGAAAGAGGAACTGCCCCCTCATTTGAACAGCGGTTCGACACTTGCTGTGCTCCTTGTTTTATTGACGAGTTCCTTGCCGGAGGAACTACCGGTGCAGCCGTGTTTGCTCTGGAGCGCGTCGAGAGACTGGCGCTCCCAGAACTTCAGCCCTCCGTCGGTGAGAGCGATGCCGGTCCAATGGCGGACGCCCCTGACTTTGATTTCGTCGATCCACGGACAGGCCGCCCGAAGTTTGGGGCCGAGCCAGCGCCCACCGACGAGGCGCATCCCCTCGCCCATTTCCTCGCGCCACCATCCCTGAAAGGCACAGATCAGGTCGGCGCGTTCGATCATGCCGGTATCCGAGCGGACGAGCATGGTGTGGGCAAATTCCGCAGCGGAATTGCTCTCGTCTTTGAACGCCTCAATTGCCGTTGCAACGTGCTTCGGGATATCGAAGTGCCCGCGCTCCAGCAGTCGCCGGAGCCCTTCAAGCGCCCAATTGAGGATTCCGGGGCCGTCCTGTGCGAATAGCCAGTCGGCGAGTTTCATGCCTGCCGGCACGCCGGCTAGCCGGCGCAGCTCGACCGCCCGCTCCTCGGTCACGACGGTTCCCATCTTGAGGATCAGGCAGCGGTTGAACACCGCATCTGAGTTGTCGCGGGCGGTCGGCAGTTCGTTGGCGGTCAGCAGGACCGGGATATTCAGCCGGACGGGGATGGCGGCTCGGTTCTTGCGCTCGATATCGATTGGCTCGCCGGTGACGACGGTCTTGAACCGCTCGGGGTCGAGGTGGTCACCCTCATTGACGGCATCATCCCGAATCCAAGCGTTGGCACCAATGAAGGTTGCAAGCCCGAACCGCTCGCTGATGTCCTTGACCGCGGGCGAGGCAATGACCCCACCGACCAGGAGCCGTACAACGAGAGCGAGTTCGGTCTTGCCGACGCGCGAGGGGCCAAGAAGCAGCAATGCTCGGCGCTGCTCGCGGTTAAGTAGCCGCGGCGCGAGACATAGGCCGAAAAACTCCTGTAGGAGGCCGATCGATTGCTTGCGTGTAGCCTCGTCCTGATCGGCGAACAGCGAATTGACGAAGCCGGCAAACAGCGGGGCCGCGGCAGTGCGGTCGAAGGCAACCGCAAGTTTGCGGCGCAGGTGATAATCGGGTCGCCAGTCGCCAAGCTTGTGGATGGCGAGATTGAGCGTGCCATTGCTCACGGCGATGTGCTCGGGCGCGCTATCCCAATCAACCGCCCCCCGGTAGAGGTTCGGGTGTTCAGTCAATCGCCGCCAGACGCTATTGAGCAGGCTAAGCTTGGGCGACTGCCCGAGCGCTTGTGCGCCCTCCTGGATCCGCACCTTGAGATGCTGCTCATCGCCGCTGTTGGCGATGCGCCAGACGCCTGATTCATACAGGTGCAGCTCGCCGCCGGTGAGCAGCATCTCATGGCCCTCCTGACGCACGGCCTCGATCACACCATCGGCGATTGCCGTGACCTCATCCGGCCTGACGCTCTTGGTTTTGGCCCTAGTTTTGGCTTGCGGCTTTGTCGCGCCGTCCGCCGCAGGCTCTGTCGGCTCTTCCTCCGCCGCAGGGGCAATTTCGATTACGTCGTCCCGGCGTGCACCGGCCGGGGGCGGTGGGTGTTTTGCGAGCCACGTCTCGCACATCTTGCGAACCGCGCTCTCCTCGCGTCGCCAGTTCCACCTCTCGCCAAACTGGCCAGCAGCAGCGCGTGTGGCATCGAGCAGGGCGGTGACGACCTCCTCAATTGATGTGCCGCGGTTGAGCAGCGCGGCGCTGACGCTAAGCTGCGTGTTGTGGATCGCGCTTTCGCCGGTGCCCTGATAGCGCATAGCGGCAAGACGTTGCTCAACGTCGACTGGGGGCTTGAAGCCAAGGCGTCGTGCCGCTGCAAGAAATGGGTTCTCAAGTTCGACAGGGGAGCCGTCGAGCTCGACTTTGCGTCGGAGGATCGGCGATACCATCGTCAGCCAATCCTCGAGCTCGTGGAGGTCGTAGCGCGGCCCGCCTTCGGTCATGACCGTCACTTCGGCCCACGCGCCGCTCTTGGAATTGTGCGAGCCCGGCAATCGCATCAGGCGCGAGACTTCGCAGACGCTCGGGTCACTGCCGAGATGATCGGCGAGCAAGCGCAGCAACACCTCGACCTCGTCGATGGTTTCCGGGGTGGCGACCAGGCTTTCGCGGAACAGCCAATACCCGTGCAAGCCGCGGCCCGACGCGACGACCGTCGTCGGTAGCAACATCACCTGGCGAAGCTTCCGCTCGACCTCCTCGGGCGTGGCGTCGATTGTTTTGAAGTCGATATCAACGTGCAAGCCGTTCAATTCGGCGATCGTTTCCTTTGCGCGCCGCGTCGCATCGGGCTTGACGGTCCCGACGCAGAAATAAAGTGCTCGATTCCGTCGGTCCCATTTGCGCACGAAAGCATCGATCACGTCCGGCACTCGGGTCATAACGCGGCGCTCACGCGGCTCGTCCGCGGGTGCATCGTTGTTCGGCCGCGACGCTACGTAGACGGGACCTTCGGTCGAGGGGCCGAACATGCCAGCGAGAAAACTGCTCGCGATATTTCCGGCTTCCTCGACCATGGTCGCCTCCATCAGAACGGTATTTCCGGTGTCTTCTTCTTCTTCGCCGCCGCGGCCGCCGGGGCTTTGCTCGGCGTCGCCGCGGCTTGCTTCGGCGTTGTCGGGATGTCTTCTTCGTCGCTCTCGGCATTGTTCTCATCCTCGAGCAGTCGCCGTGCCGCCGCCGCATCGGCCCAATCGACAATTTTGAGGATTGGAAACTTGATCCTGCCGTATGATCGATTGCTGTGCTGATAGGAGCCAACGTCGAGCTCGATGACCGGATACTTATCCGGTTGCTGGCGCATCACCTTGCCGTACACCTTGCACAGCTCGCCGATGGCGTTGAGCCCGCCACGCGATGAGGTAGTGAAGGTGAAAACCTTGCCGCCCTTGACCGCGACGAGGACCAGGTAGTTGGAAAATTGCCAAGGATCGCGCGGGTGTCCTTCCTCGTCGGTCTCCCACTGCGTCTTATCGAGGTCGCCGAGGTCGGCACGGCGCGGGGGCTGGAAGCCTTCGCCGACTGCGCCCATAATTTGCTCCGCTGGACGATTATCCTGCCATTTGAGCCAGCCGACATTGAGCGTATCCATGACGGCATAGAGTCTCGTTCCGGTTGGGATTTCGTCGCTGTACGGCCCGGCGATGTAATCGCCCTTCGTGAACTTCAGCAGCTCGCCTACGGTCGTTCGCGTCGCGACCGCGTTGCCGTAGGCTTCCCAGGGATTTGTTTCGGGTGTCTGAAGGTCGTTTGTCATTCTCCTACTCCTTGCTTGAGGTCAGACCGCCGCAGGATGCGGCGGGCTGGATCAAGACCGCGAGGCGATCCCCCGGGTCGCCCGCAGTCTCGAACTTGGTGACGTTGATACCGGCGGCAGTCGCGGCCGCGCTCAGCGCCTTAACGTCAATTCCCGATCGGCCCTTCACCGGTGACCAGGTCACGGTGAAATCGTCGCCGACGACGCGACGCAGCTGCTTGGCGCGCAGCCGTTCCTTAATCTCGTATTGACTTGCGCGCAGTCGCGCCTCGGCGGCATCGACTTCGGCCTGGCGCACCTTGTAAGCGACGGCAAGCTCGCGCATCTCGGCGACGAATTGCGGGTCGACGCAATCGCTGCCGTTAGCCGCGACGGTGCGTCGCTCGATGCCGCAAGCTTTGGTGAATGGGCAATACGCGCATTCTTTGCCGCCCGCGATCCAACCTTCGGGCTTGAGCTCGTCGGCCCGCGTCGCCGTCATAATTTGGGCCGCGCGCGCCTTAGCGTTGGCGTAGATCTGCGGCTCGAACTGGACCGGAAATTCTTTAACGTCGTCGATGAAGGAGGCATTCACATACGAAATCACGGCCCACTGGGGTCTGTGTTTTGTGAGTTCTCGCAATAGCCCTAGCTGCGTGATCGTCTGATAAACGTGTTCGGGTTTTGCCTCTCCGAGTCGGGCACGTGGATCGACCGACTTGCATTCGAGGACAATGCTGCCGTCGCCCCCGATGTCAGGCACCCCGAGATGCGAGAGCGCGTCGTGCGGTGCGTCGATCAGCAATGCATCAGGTGTGGCCCCGAGGAAGGCGCTAGTAAACATGCGCTGATCATCGCCGGCGTAAAGCAGCTTTGAGCCAAAGCGCGCGCGCAAAGCTGGGGTCCAGAAGTGTTCCTCGACCAGCTTGCCCCGGAGGGTTGCGCCCCAAGTTTCTGCGAATCCCTCGTCCGCTGCGATGTGGTAGAGGGGGTCGTCAGAGTTCTTCGCAAAAAAGACCTTCCTGGCACACTGGCCGATCTCGCTTGCGCCGACGGTGCTATTACGATCGTCGAAGACGCGCGCGGTTGCGGTTGCAAATTGAAAGAGGGCTTCGCGGATCATGCGAGGATCCCCCGCACGATCCGAAAGGCAGTTGGCGGCTCACCTGGGAGCCCATCATCGATTGGCGGCAGCCCGTTCTTCTCGCGCAGGCACGTGATTGCCTGATTGATAAGGCGCAGGGCGAGGAAGCGCGTCTCGCCGTCGACGACGCGCCAGTCTTCAGCGCGCACGTATTCGGCCAGGGCGGCCCCGCTCTCGAACGACATCGCATCGAGGAACGCCACGAGGCGGCGGATGGCCTCGCCGTGCGGTCCGGCCAGCGCGGCGTCGAGCTCGGCGCGGCGGTGGTGCTTCCACCAGCGGAGGAGATCGTCGCGCTCGGCGAGCGCTCGTTCCGCCGCAGTCTTGCGCGCGGCGCGCTTCTCGACGGCGCGTATGCGCGCTTTGCGCGGCGCGACCATCTGCTTTTCACTGAGCCGGAGGAAGGGATTATTCACAACGCGCTCTCCGCAATCAGATCAAGCGCGACGCCGAGCGGCCCCAATGCACGCCCTTGCGCGTCGCGGCAAAGCGCCCTGCGAACGACTTCGATATCGGCGCCGAATTGCAGGGCGATGCTGCACGCGATGGCGCTGTCGCGAGCATTGGTGTCGGCAGCTGAGTTCGCTCGATGATTGCCGAGAAAAATTTCTCCGACCCCCATGGCAAATCGGCCAATGCTCGCGACGTAGTGCAGCCCGTCAGCCTCGAAATTAAAAGTCTCGGCTAGACGGCGATTGGGAAGCCGTTGGCGCTCGGTCATTTGGTCCCTCTCATGGCTCAGCGCTCCCATGAAATTCGATCGATGACGGTCGGGCCGGTGTGGTCGCGTCGCCACACGAACCACGCGAACGGAATCGCACTGCTTGCTTTTGGTCCGCTCCAGCCAGCGCGATGCATTCGCGGCAGGCGCTTGCGGAACACATGCACGCGCGCGAGTCCGCAGTTCTCCAGGATGCGAGAGCGCTTCTCGGATTCCAGGAATGCCAAGCGTAAGAGCATGGTCACGTGCGGGCACAGATCGAGCGCGTGCGCGACGAATTCCGTGGCCAGCATGTACGGCGGGTTCGTGATGATCGCTTCTGTGCCCTCCGGCGCCTTGCACTCCATGAGAAAGTCGACGCCGTAGTATCTGGGCGGCGTGATAGGTTCGCCGTAGTTGACGAGGTCGGTGGCGACCACTTCACGGCCAGCCGTGCGCAACGCGTTGACGATGTTGCCGTGCCCGCAAGCGGGCTCCCAGATTCTGTGCGGAATCGGCTCGACGCGGAGCAGCGCCTCGACCGCGCACGCCGGAGTGGAATAAAGATCGGCTCCTCGCTCGGCGAGTGCGTGCCGGTTGGATTGGGTGCGCAGGTCGAGCACGATTACACTTCCTTGACCTTGCGCTCGGCGGCGATCTCGCGCGCAACGTCGACGAGTTGGTCACGAAGCAGGTCTTCGAACGAGGCGATGCAGCTCACGCTCGCTTGGTGCGGCGTCGATCAGCAGCAACAACGACGAGGCGATGCGGCTGGCGCGATCGACAACGGGCATCGCGAGCCTCCTTGCGGGAGGGCCGCTTGCTAGGCAGGACGTGGCGGGCTAAAAGAAACTACGGCTAAGTGTTTCGCCCCGGCTTGCCTATCGGCGGCCGGGGTTTCTCATGCAGTAGCCTCAGCCTGTGTGACGGGCTTACGCGGCCGGCCGCCACGCTTTGCATCCGGGTTCTCTTTGGCGATCAGCGTTGCTTTTAGCCGGTGAATCGATTCCAACGTGACGTATTGCACGCGCCCGATATGAAATGTGTCGAGCCCGCCTCCGCGGAGGAGTTTGTATTTGCCTGAATGCGACAGCCCCGGGAAATGGGGCGGTTGATTCAGATCACGCACTCGCACCGCGGCCAGCTTGTCAGCTGCAAGTTTCGCCTCGAGGGCGAGGCTGGGGGGAAGCACCGCGCGGGCGAGTAACGCTTCGCGGCGCAGCAGGCTCTTGGAGGAACTGGGGGACATTGCATGCTCCGGGGTCTCGCCGGGCTCTTCGGCGTGCCCAGAGCAACCATATGCAAACCGTTTGCATGCTCCGGGGTCTCGCTGGGATCTTCGGCGTGCCCAGAGTAACCATATGCAAACCCCCGTGGTTGGTAAGGCTCGTTATATTCTAGGGGGTTATAACGCCACTAAATATCTAGATATCGAGCAGCCTTCGCTTCTACCCGCCCGCGGAAATAAATTGTTCGAACTCTCTCCTCGCTCAGCCCATGCTCCCTCGCCACGTCCGTAATGGCATCCGCAAACGTCATGCCCGCCATTTTAGCGACCACGGCAGCTGCAATCTCCTGGTCGCGTACCGTATTTGCGGTCCGCTTGCCGGGGGCGTGCTTCTCGCCTAGCAGCCTCTCCAGGGCGGTGACCGGATCATCCTGCGCCAAGATGTACCGCCCGAGGCCGGAGGCCCACTGCCTGAGCCGCGGGTCGACGGCGTTCCGCTCCCCCCGTCGCGGTTTGAGCAAGGGCGAATCGGAGGGTAGTTCGACTAAGGGCGAATCGGAGGGTAGTTTGACTAGCCGGCGCCGCCGTCGGAGCTTCGTGCGCTGCAGGCGATGCCAATACCGTCGGAGCTTCGGGCGCTGCGGGCGATGCCAATATTCGTGCACGAGGCGCGCCCGCCGGCTCCATCGGCGAAACGCCGCGACCTGCGCCCGATACTCGCCCCACAAGTTCTTGACGGCGTCAATGCACTCGGGGTCGGTGGAATAGTGCCGGGCAAGATCCAGCCATTCGTGGAATTGGCGCTCGCGCGTGCGCTTGGGAGCCGGTTTGACCGGCTCGCCCGCGGTCGCGTCGGGACCGAGCATGGGCTCGACCCCATCCGGCTCGAACCACCACGCGCGCCCCGGTCCTCGTACCAACTTCCACTTTGGAAGCGTCCATTCAGCCGGGTCCGGAACATGGCTCCCCGGCCGGGATTTGCGTCGGCGTTTCATCGCCCTAGTCGCCAAGATCGGCGATCAGGCTCGCAGCGGCACAACCTCGCCGCGCGCGGCCTCGGTCGGCGGCGTGTTCAAGAACGTTGCCCACGTCTGCATCAGCTTGCGGCGCTCTTCGAGCCGATCGGTCCGGTCGTAGGCGCGTGCCGCCTCGCTACCGAAGCGATGAGCCAAGACGCGCTCGCACGTTTCGTAGGGAAACCTCGTGCGTTCACTCGCGAAATCACGGAACGCGCTGCGCATGCCATGCACCGTCTCGGTGCGCCCCAAGCGGCGCATCAGCCGCAGCGGCTCGGTATGATGCAGCCGGTGATCCGGGTGTCGCGGGCGATGAAAGATCAAGTCGCCGTCGCGCGGCAGTGCTTGCAGCACCTCTAAGGCTTGTCGTGATAGTGGCACGCGGTGCGCCTTGCCGCTTTTCATGCGCTCGGCTGGCACTGTCCAAATGTCGCCGCTGATTTCATTCCAGCGCGCGCCCAGCGCCTCGGTCAGGCGCGAGCACGTCAGGGCGATGAATTGCACCGCCGCACTGACAATGTCCCGTTGCTGACGCAGCTCGGACATGAGCGCAGGCAATTCAGTGTACGGCACCGCCGCCAGATGCCGGACCTGGCGCTTGATCTTTGGCAGCAGCTTGGGATGCTTGGCGGGGTTGTCGACTGTGCGAAGGTCGCGCGCGGCGGCCCAGTCGAGAATTTGCGCAATGCGATTGCGCACCCGCGCCGCCGTCACTGGCAAATCATGCCAGATCGGCTCGAGACAGCGCAGCACCTCGTCCTTGCCGATCGCGCTCACCGGCACCTGACCGATCGTCGGATACGCATGCTGGGTCAGGGTGTTCCTCCATTGCCGCCGGTGCGTCTTGCTCCAATTGCTGTTCTCGTGCGCCTTGAGGAAGCGCGCGGCGCACTCCTCGAATGAGATCGAGCGTGCGGCGTCGAGCTCAGCCAGGGCTCTAGCGGTGCGGCGGTGCTGCAGGGGATCCTTGTGCTCGTACCGGTGTAGACGGCGCAGCTTATCCGCCTCCTCACGCGCCTCTTGGAGCGTGCACCACTTGACCGCGCCGAGCCCCATCTCGTGTGGGTCGCCGCCGCGCTGATACCGATACAGCCACGACCGACGCCCGCCCTTACCGATCCGGAGGTAGAGGTTGTCGTCAACGCGATACTTACCGCGACGGCGCAGGCCGGCGATCGCACGGGCGGATATCTTCTTAGTCATGACCTGTTGGCCTCCAAGGCGGCCCACCGTCCCCCACCTGGGCCCACAACGGGAATAACATTCGGGGACACGTCCCGGTACGTTCGGAGACATAACTATGCCCAGAACGTGCTGTGCGCAAGGGCTAATTTCAACGTCAGCGCACGCCGGGAGATGCCGGAACACAGTACCGCTGCCCCCGCGCGCGCGGATGCATGATCACCACAAAAGTTGCCAGCACGATGGGAAACACCGCGAACACCCCGGAGGCAAACGAGCCGATCCAATGGCTCGCGGTCGTGACCGCGGCGACGACCAGCGCAGCCGCC